ATAAACCCTTAGGTCCTCTCGAAGTAATTGACTGTGAACTCAACCTCAATCGTCTGTACATCGCCGCTTTCGCGATCGACATCAGCCGTGGTGATGCTCACAAACTGACACTCGTAGCAGATATACTGACCGCCGCCGGGAGCAGCGCCTTCACCAATACAGTCACGCGGAGTAACGGTAATGGTAATGGGATTACAGTTGTAATCCAGCCAGAACTGTTCGAGAGTCTTGAAGATTGTTGGATCGTACGGAGCAGTCAGGGTTACATTGTCTGCTGTCCGAGGACCAACAACGTGGTATAGGCGGTTGCCTGTGCCATTAGCGTAGGTGCTGCTATCTGAGGAATCATTGATTCCGCTGAACTGAGTGAACACCGCTGTTAAAGTCGGTCCACCTAATGCAGTGAAGCTTACTTCATACTGCGCTTTTGTAATCGGGCGAAGAATAGCCATGATAACACCTCCTTAGTATTCCTGTATCAGGACAGGATGTCGGTGATCATCGCGCCAGAACCGATAAGACCAGTAGCACCAAGACCCACGAGGTTAACGACACGCTCAACGGTAATTTCAGCGCGAACCACGCGACGCTCACGAATGTAGTACTCAGGGCGAACAGCAGGGGTGCCGGTCAGCTGATAGGTGTAAGCGAAGGCTGGGGTAGCAGCGTTAGCGCCACCAGCAGGCATTACGGAGTCGGAAGGACCATTCGGGCTGTAGAACAGCAGGATTCCGTTCTCAGGGAATACAGGCTGCAGGCTACCGTCGGTGGCCAGATAACGACCCTCAGCCACGCGCAGACCGCGCTCGAGACCGAAGTAACGAGCCAGCATATCGGTGTCGATGCTGTCGGCGGTGGTGTACTTGATACGCTCAAGGATCGCCTGGTTGGTCAGCAGCTGGTCGAACACAGCGGTGCCAACAACCATGGAGTTGGGGCGAATACCGATCTGGTTAGCAACCGAACGCTTCAGAGTCAGAACGTCTTCGATCGGGTTGGAGGTCAGCGAGGACCAAGCGGAAGGACCAGCAGCGGAGCCGTAAGCAGTGCTAAAGGCGTTCCAGGATACGAAGCCCAGACCGTCCTGGTTACCAGCGCCAGAGTTAGGCTCGTAAGGGTTGTAGCCAACGCCAGGGGCGCCAGTCACGGTAATAGCCTGAGATACGGTGTACTCATAGGCGTTCATCAGGCGGGACATTGCGTTGCGAGTTTCGATCGCACGCAGGTCTACCTGAGCGGGGCCTTCACCGGCGTTCTCAATGACTTCTTCCGGCAGTTCCCAAGCCACCACTTCTTGCTCGAGAGCATAGGGCTCCGAGTCGTAACGGCTTTGAACGTAAGGAATGTTGGTGCCATACGCACGACGGAAGTCGTTGATGGCGAATTGCTCTTTGCCGAAGCGCAAAATGCGACCAGCACGAGTAGGGGTGTCGACGACAGGTGCGATAAAGTTCGCAATGTTGGTCGCCGGCAGCATGAAACCTTGGGCAAGTGTAGTCAGAATCGGATCTACACCTGCGTAGGTTTGTTGCAGGTTCATCATGGGAGGGGATCTCCGTAATCTTTGTCTTCAAATGTGTGCACACAGGGCTGGGACTTACGCCCGAAGGCAGCCCAGCCAAGTATTATCCTAATTAGAAATCAGGCGAAGGAAACGAGAACCAGACGGCGACCACCGATGTTTACATTCTCACGAATTTGGGGCTGAGTCCCATCAAAGAACACGGGGGTACCGGTGGCAGTGGCTTGACCCAGAAGGTTTATTTGGAGCTGAGTAGCCAAACCGATCGCGACGGAAGTGGGATCCACTTCAACCAGCAGCAGACCGGAGGTAGCCACGGTCATCTGACGAGCGGTGTAAGGCTGAGCCAGAGCGGTAGGCACGTAAGCCTGGTTAATGCCGACAATAGTGGTGGGCGTGCCTGTGAAATACACCCCGGGGGCAGCGTAGTTGGGGCCAGCCCAGGTGGCATAGCTCACAGCACGGAGTTCGCCGACTTCAACAACACCTACGGCTCCAGCTTGGCTGTTAGTGGGCGCCTCCCAGGTCTCGGCGTAGCGAATATACTGCTTGCCATAGATTGGGGCTGCGTTAGTTGCCATGTTTTTATCCTCAAATAGTGGACTTCAAGATTTGCGTTTGTTTGCCCTAGGACTGGTTTTATCACCTAGTTCAGATGAGCGGTTTTACCCCCGCTTCAGCGGTATTCAACTTGACAGCGACAACGATCAAAGCAGCGACACCCTTGTCCAGGAAGGGGCAGAGTGCCAATCGGTTGCCATCCAGACTCTCCAAAGGTTTTGCAGTCTGGGCAGACCCGCTTGTCGTGTCGGTTGATCCTTCTCATTTCTTTTTTGCCAAGCGACTTGGCAATCATGTATTCCCCGAGAGCAACGAAAGTGAAAGTTGCCGTCGCAAGATATCGTGCGAGACGAGAGGCGAGTGATCCCCAGGTTTTTCCTTGTGCTCGACCCTTCTGTGCCTCAGAGACTCCTGCGTCCTTTGGAGAAATGTCTTGGAGTTCGTCCTGGTTCAACTCCATTGAGTTTGGAAATACGCCGTCGAAGTCCGTATCCGCAAAGTCTGCGGTCTGGTCTCCAAGCCTTAACGTTCCTGAGTCAATATATTCTTTGGTCTCTGCCAAAAACTGTGTAAGAGGTGGAAGCATTGTGCCAACAATTGAAGGCCAAGCTTGCTCGAGTCTCTCGTTAACTTTTTGATTGTCTATTCCGATGATCACGGACGCGAGTGCGGAAGTGAGAGTTTTGTCAGAAACTGAACGTTCATACTCTTCCCACCTCATTAGCTTGTCACGTAACCCTTTGACCAGGCTAATCGACTCAGCCGCCATTCTCTCCTCGAGTTTGGGTTGCGAAGGGTACTTCTTCGCGAGTGACTTCGCCTGGTCAAAGTAATCGGACCTCCTTTTGGTGACCATTCCGACCATTGAGAGAAGGTCCATGACTACCTCAGGAGAACATGGTTTTCTTCAACGCTTCAACATAATCCAATCCGCCTTCGGACTCAGCGACCATGCGCAGAGCACGTTGGTGAGGATCAAGATCCTCTTCGGCGTACTGGAACGATCCGGCGGCAAATTCACCGAAAGCAACCATCGGAGGCAGTTTGGCCAGAAGACCCAGCAGTTTGGTGGCAGCAGTTTCACCCTCGGAGAACTCCAGGGTGCCAAACTCCAGACCTTCGCAGTAAGACTGCAGTTCGGTCTGAGGCATCACACCGTCTGTCAGACGACCTTCTTCGTAGAGGGACTCCACGAAATTGGCAATCTTGCTCTTGCGGCTGGACATCTCTTTTTCCATGTACATACGCTGAAGCTCGGCATGCTCTGCCTTGAGTTTCTTCAGTTCCTCGTACATTTGCTGAGGGAACCCGACTGCTTTCGCCTGGCCCATGGACCCCATGCCGTAGTCCATTCCACAATGGTCAACGGACATCTCGTTGTAGTCCTCTTCGCCTTCGTCAACACCGTCATCGCCTTCACCTTCGTCGTAGGTGGAACCGAAACCGGTTTTAGTGTAAGGGTCTTTCTTGCCTTCGGCATGATTCTCAGCGAACACTCCGCCGGACTTTTTGCTGACCTCAGCAGGATCGTCGACGGTGTCCATCGCACCGGGGGTCAGTTGCTTGGCATTGGACTTCTTGCCTTGAACTCCTTCGGCGAAAGCACCGTCGGGACCCACTTCCTCAGCAGGGTCGGTCACGGAATCCTGGGCGCCAGGAGTCAGCTGCTTGTTAGTAGCCTTCTTCTCGCCGCGCTCAGAGAACGCACCGCTCGGTCCAACCGTTTCGGCAGGGTCGTCGACGGTGTCCATGCCACCGGGAGTCAGCTGCTTGGCTTTAGAGGGCTTGCCAGCGCCTTCGCCGTGGGCAGTCACGCCCATCTCGGAGGTCTCTTCGTCAGCCTCGGGCTCACCGAAGTTTGGAATGGAACCACCCTTGACGGACTGACGACCTTGGCTGGAGGTTTGACGCAGAACACGCATGTTCTTGTCGCTCATGACATTCTTGGTTTGAACCGCGAACACCTCATCATCGGGCATTTCCTCAGACTCGGTCGGAATCTTCGTCTCGGTTTCGTCACGACCGTAAGGGTCAGTTCCGTCCGAGGTCTTCGGTTTGTTCACACCGTAGTCGTCAGCGCCATCGTCATACTGGTCCATGTTATTTACTTGGTCGTAGGAGTCTTCCTGACCTGCCCACCGACTCTCACCTTCGGCGTCCTTCTTCGACGACTTGGCAGTCTTCATGCGCTGAGGACCTTCGAAGTCGGCGTTTTCTTTCGCTGTGTGCATCCGGTCGGCGTCTTGTTCACCAGACTTCGCGGTTTTCATTCGCTCGACGTTGCCGTCAGCGCCTTGCTTGCCAACTTTCATGCGGTCGACGTATCCGTTGTCAGAGGAACGGGCAGTCTCATAACGACCGAACTCGTCTTCAGCGAAGTCTTCATCCT